TGCTGTTGTCGGTGTGCATGGGCTTGGAGCTACAGGCTCCTTGCGCCCTATGTTCTACCCATTCTCCCCTGAGTTTGCTCGTGAGCTAACTACATTGACTGTGAAGAAGATGGTGTCTGACATTCAAGGTGACGTTGGCTATGTTGAGACGTGGAAGGCAAAGATTAATTCTAAGCCCCCTCAAGCTCAGCTAGTCGCCGCAGCCCCCTTGCCAGCCATCGCCGAATCCAAGTCAGCTATTGTGAGCCTTCATAATGAGTCGAAGGAGTCAGTTGAGGAGAAGGACGAACCGCTTTTTCAAAAGGGGGGTCAGAAGTTTTAGAACGTCTTCTTTCCCCCTACCGACCGATCGTTCTAGTTGAGCATGATGACTTTGAGTTCCCTGACCTGGGTGAGCATATGCCTTATTTAGGGCATGTGCCTCGGTTCTTCAAACCGAGGACTCCAAATTACTTTGATGAAGTCGTCGCGAGTTATATTCGCGATCAGCTAGACGAAGACCCTGCTGCTTATAATGATTACGTCGTCGTGCCTACCATTGAGGACATTGCTACTCGCAGTATTCTCAGGTATAATCGACACCCACACCCGTACAGTCCGCGCATACAGCGCATGTACGACGAGGCCGCTGATTGGATGTATAAACACTTCTATCAGCACCTATGCCACTCTGAGGTATTGTCTTTCGACGCTATCGCTGAGTGGTTGTCCATCAATAAGTCATCCGGCTACCCATGGAACCTTAAGTACCCCCACAAGGAGGACTGGTTCCAATCAGATGAGGGCATGGATTGGCTTGACGCATACTGGCTATCGCTTGCTACTGATGATTATATTCAGAGCTTTGCGGCAGTCTCAATTAAGGAGGAAATTCGGCCACGTGTGAAAGTAGAAGTACAGGGCAAGGGTAGGACTATTACGTCCATGCCTGTGCACCATATCTTCGCTCACCTTTCTTTATGCCGTGACCAGAGTATTCGCCTACATAATGCCCACCTCAAGTGTGCTTCTGCACTTGGGCTGGACCAATTTCATGGCGGTTTTCAAAAACTTTTTGACCGCATGCAATGTTTCGGTTTAGAGGTTCCTACCACCCTCGAGATAGATGGGGAACAGTTTGATGGCTCGTTTTACGAGTACCAGTTCTCTCTCATCGCTAACTTTCGATGGTTGTGTCTGGCTACGCGCCATAGGACACCTGCTAATAAGAAACGCTTACAAAATCTTTACCGTGACCTTACCCGCGCGCCCGTTATTAACGTGGATGGTGCGGTTTATGGTCGTGGTGTGGGTGGCCCTTCTGGCCACGGTCTTAC